ATGGGAATTGATAAATTTAACGCTGAAGGTTACTACGACCCCACTGCTTATGATGCCTTAACTAAAATTGAACAAAGAGAAAAGGCCGCTAGAGCCTTTCGTCCACTTGTGTATATCTGCTCACCCTACTCAGGTGATATTGAAAGAAACACCGACTCTGCCAGACGCTATAGTAGGTTCGCGGTTTCGATGGGGAACATCCCTATCGCTCCACATCTACTTTTTACTCAGTTTCTTGATGACAGTGATCCTGATGAACGAGAACTTGGTTTGTTCTTTGGAAATGTACTGATGTCAAAGTGCTCCGAGGTTTGGGTGTTTGGAAGCCACATTTCCTCCGGCATGAGAGCAGAGATCAACTGGGCAAAACGTAAGAACTACCCAATTCGCTATTTTTCATCTCAGTGTAAGGAGGTTTTGTAAATGAAGATTTCTTACGGTAACAGTCGTATGGATAAAAAGTGGAAAAACAACGAGATCTCTTGGGAGGATTTTTGCACCAGAGTCAGCTCCACCATTCGTACTACTGAAACCATAGAAGAATACAGAAAAATGTCTAAAGACCAGCAATCTTCCGTCAAAGATGTCGGTGGCTATGTGGCTGGTCACTTACGGGATGGTCGTCGTAAAAAGGGAAACGTACTGTGCCGCTCCATGATCCTCCTTGATATGGATTATGGCAAGCCCGGTATATGGGATGACACCATCGACCATCTTCCATATAAGTGCTGCGCTTACTCCACCCATAAGCACACGCCGGAATATCCTCGAATCAGACTTGTTATTCCACTCTCTCGTGAAGTGAGTGAGGCTGAGTATCCCGCTGTGGCAAGAATGGTGGCCAAGGAAGTCGGCATTGATCTCTTTGATGACAGCACCTATGAACCCCATCGATTGATGTACTGGCCCTCTACCTCGCAAAACGGAGAATTCCTGTACAAAGAAAAAGACGGAGATCTCTTAAATCCAGATGATTACCTGGCTAAATATGATGATTGGCAAGATGCATCTACCTGGCCAGTGTCCTCTCGTCAGTCGGAAGTTGAGAAACAACGCATCGCTGAACAAGCTGATCCACTTTCTAAACCAGGAATTGTTGGGGCTTTCTGTAGGACCTATAGCATCACAGATGCCATATCAGCTTTTCTATCTGATGTTTATGAGCCTTCAGCTATGCCGGGACGATATGACTACATCCCCGCTGATAGCGCTGCAGGTGTGGTGGTTCATGATGACAAGTTTGTCTACTCCCATCATGCCACGGATCCATTATGCGGAAAGCTCCTCAATGCCTTTGACCTGGTAAGGCTCCACCAATTTAGAAACCTTGATGATAAATATCCAGAAGAAACACCTATAACAAAGCTTCCTTCCTACAAGGCCATGACAGAATTTGCCTCAAAGGATGAACAGGTAAAGCTTCTCTTGGTTCAAGAAAGGCAATCCCGTGCTATGGATGATTTTGATGATGAGGATACAGATTGGCAGAAAAGATTGGAGTATGAGTCCCGCTCCACGGTACTTAAAAACAATCTGCACAACATCACGCTTATTCTTCAGAACGACCCAAATCTACAGGCACTGGTATTTAATCAGCAGCTTGATGGAATGGAGATCAAAGGTAGCGTCCCTTGGAACCACCCATCAAAATACTGGCGGGACGCAGATGATGCTCAACTTATCAGTTATATTGATTCAAACTACGGGACATTCTCCCAAAGAAACTATCAAATTGCTGTAGCCAAAGTCACTGACGATAGGTCCTATCACCCCATTCGAGAATATTTGGACTCTTTACCGGAATGGGACAAGGTACCAAGACTAGATACCTTACTCATTGATTACCTTGGAGCTGATGACAATAAGTACGTCCGTGCTGTTACAAGAAAAACCCTATGTGCTGCCATAAGTCGTGTTCAGAATCCTGGGTGTAAATTTGACTCCATGCTCGTATTAAACGGGCCGCAGGGCGTCGGTAAAAGTACGCTCATCTCAAAGCTTGCTGGCGAATGGTTCTCCGACAGCTTAAACCTTGGAGATACAAAAGACAAAACCGCTGCAGAGAAATTGCAAGGCTACTGGATACTTGAAATTGGTGAGCTGGCAGGTCTTAGGAAAGCTGAAGTGGAAACCCTGCGTTCTTTCCTCTCAAGGCAAAATGATATCTACCGTGCGGCTTTTGGAAAACGAGCAACCCCTCACCAGCGTCAGTGCATCTTCTTCGGTACCACCAATGCAGAGTCCGGCTATCTTAGAGATACAACGGGAAATCGTCGTTTCTGGCCTGTGAAGACTCCCGGTGGTGGCAGTAAATACTCCTGGCAGATTACCGCTGAAGAGATCCAGCAGATATGGGCAGAGGCCCTGGTATACGTCAAGGCTGGTGAAAAGCTCTATCTGGACTCCTCCATGGAGCAGCTGGCCAAGGCTGAGCAGCGTGATGCCATGGAATCCGATGAGCGTGAAGGCTTGGTCAGAGAATACCTGGATACACTGCTCCCTGATGATTGGGAACAGATGGATCTATTCGAAAGAAGAAACTTCTTAAGTGGAGTTGAGCTTGGCGGCATTGGTCGCACTGGCACCAATAAGCGACAAAGTGTCTGCAATATGGAAATCTGGTGTGAGTGTTTTGGTAAGGATCGGTCAAATCTTAAGCGCACCGACTCCAATGAACTTTCTGCAATTCTCATAAAACTGGACTGGGAACGTCTACCGAAAAAAGATAGAACTACCCTTTATGGACCACAGTATATGTTTGTTCCTAAGTCTGTTCCCAGGTCTGTTCCTGGAAACAGCTAATTCTAGGAACTGTTCCTGGAACAGGTTTTGTTCCTGGAATATCAGGATAGGAACACTTTCAGGAACACCCCAAAGGGGCCGCCGCTAGGCCCCCACATAAGTTATGTTCCTGTGTTCCTAATATCTTTATCTAATTAGAAATATAAAAAATAATACCAGTAAGACTCGAAATACGCACATTTGCGCGCGTAAGGGATTTCTGGGTTATAGGAACAGCTTAACTAAGGAGGTCAATGAAATGAAAAATAACGAAGTCAACTCTGCATATATTGCTAGGTGTCAAAAGCAACTAAGAAAATGGAATGCCCCACTGGATGGTTGGTATTGTGATGATGTGATTGATATTGAAGAAGAAAACTCTAGTGATGGCCTTTATACCTGTGAACTTTGTGGTTGCAGTAGAGTCAGGTTTGTCCATGTGATGCATCATGATGATTACTTTGAAGACATAAAGGTTGGATGCATATGTGCCGGTATCATGGAAGGCGATGTCCTTGCTTCTAAAGAACGTGAGCGTCTCATGAAAAATCGGGCAAAACGAAGAAGTAACTTTCCAAACCGTAAATGGAAAGAAAACCGCTATGGTGGGTTTAGTCTTAAATACCAAGACAACTGGGTCAACATTCAGCAAAGCAGATTCAACCAGAACCACTATGGCGTCAGCTGCAATGGAAAATCCATATGGAAACATAAAGGACGTCCGATCACTAGCTTTCTAGCTGCTACCTACGCCGCTTTTGACCTTGTGGATCCAGTAGAAAGGATCTATGAGCTATGAATGAAAAATTCATTGAGCAAAAGTTAGTACTCACCGTAAAAAGCATGGGTGGCATTGCACCAAAGTTTGTCAGTCCAGGTTTTGATGGCATGCCGGATAGGTTAATCCTTTTCCCCGGAGGTAGAATCGCATTTGTTGAAGTCAAAGCCCCTGGGAAGAAGCCTCGACCTTTACAACTGGCAAGACATAAGCTCCTTCGTGATCTTGGCTTCAAGGTTTATGTGCTTGATAGCGTAGCAGGAATAAAGACAATATTATCCGATATGGGAGGTGATGCCAAATGAAGTTCATACCACATGATTATCAGCAATACGCAAGTGCCTACATCGAAAACAACCCCATTGCTGCCATATTTCTTGACATGGGCTTGGGTTAGGAAAAACTGTGCTGACCCTCACCTCCATAAGCAACTTACTCTTTGACAGCTTTAAGGTTCATAAAGTTTTAGTAGTTGCACCTCTTCGTGTGGCAAGAGACACCTGGCCCCAAGAACTAGAGAAATGGTCACACCTAGATCATCTCATCTGGTCTGTGGCTGTTGGTACTGAAACAGAAAGAAAAGCTGCACTTTTGAAAAAAGCGGATATCTACATCATCAACAGAGAAAATGTCCAGTGGCTTGTGGAAGACAGCGGTATCCCTTTTAACTATGACATGGTGATTATCGACGAGCTTTCATCCTTTAAAAATCACAAGGCTAAGAGATTTAAAGCCTTGATGAAAGTCCGTCCCCGTATTAAGCGGATGGTGGGTTTAACTGGTACTCCTACTGGAAACGGACTCATGGATTTATGGGCTGAGTTTAGGCTTCTGGATATGGGTAAACGACTGGGAAGATTTATTGGCAAGTATCGAGACGACTACTTTATTCCAGATAAGCGTAATGGTCAGATCATCTTTAGTTACAAGCCTCTACCCTTTGCAGAGGATGCCATCTACCGACAGATTTCAGACATTACCATATCCATGAAATCCACTGACCATTTGAAGATGCCAGAACTCATCAGTTCAGAGTATCCAGTAAAGCTTTCAGAACCAGAGCGTAAACGCTATGAGGAATTAAAGCGCGACCTAGTCCTTCAGCTTCCTGGTGGAGATATCACCGCAGCCAATGCTGCTTCTCTTTCAGGCAAACTGTCTCAAATGGCCAACGGAGCTGTCTACTCAGATACCCAAGAGATTATGCGGATCCATGACAGAAAGCTGGATGCATTAGAAGATCTCATTGAAGCCGCTAATGGAAAACCCGTCCTAGTTGCCTATTGGTTTAGGCATGATCTTGAGCGCATCACTGAAAGGCTGCAGCACAATAAAATAAAGTTCTCTCGCCTTGATTCTTCTGAAAGTATTCGGAGCTGGAACAGTTGTGAATTACCAGTAGCTTTAATCCACCCCGCTTCTGCAGGACATGGCCTGAACCTTCAACAAGGCGGCTCCACCCTTATATGGTTTGGCCTAACTTGGAGCTTGGAACTCTACCAGCAGACCAATGCCCGCCTATGGAGACAGGGACAAACAGAAAATACCGTTGTTGTTCAACACATCATTACCAAAGACACCATCGATGGACGTATCCTTCAAGCACTAAGAGAAAAGAATAGCACCCAAGCTGCACTCATCAATGCCGTAAAGGCAGATCTGAAAATCTAAGACAACCTATGACAATCCTCGCCAATCCGAGTGAAATCTAAAATATTCGGAGGGCTGATATGAATAAACAAAACGCAAGAGAATACTTCTCAAAAGCTTATCGCATTGACCATCGGATCCGTAGTAAGTTTGAACAATTAGAATCTTTAAATGCACTGGCCACAAGAGCCACATCGACTTTGAGTGCAATGCCAAGAAATCCGAACCGCTCAACATCAACAATGGCTGATGTGATTGCCAGAATCATCGACCTGCAGGAAGAAATCAATCAGGACATCATTCGTCTTGTAGATTCGAAACGTGAAATCATGACCATCATCAAGTCCATAGAAAACTCTGAGTACCAGACGCTTCTTGAGAAGCGCTACCTTTGTTTTCTAACCTGGGAAAAGATCGCAGTGGATATGTCTTACACCATCCACCATCTCTACAAAATGCATAACGCTGCCTTGGAAGTTTGCAGTAAGATTTTAAACCAGGATACCTAAAACCATAGAATGATACCCACCGCATGTGATTATATGTAAAATGGAGGTTTGTAAAAATGAGCTACCGTGAAGCTAAAGAAGACAACGTCAGAATCTCAAAAGCTGGAAGGATGACCTACTACTTCCCCCACTGCCGCTTCTGTGGTGATGAAGTAAGATCCTTAAACTATCTCCGGGACAGACACTATGTCTGTAAGGAATGTAAGCCCCACAAAGAAATCCTATTAAAAACTGGTATCTTTGATTAGTTGGATACTAAATAACATAGAATGATACCTACGATGTGTGCTTATATATAAAGTGAGCCACAATGTAAACAAGCCTTCATGGGAACACCCCACGAGGGCTTTTCTTATGCCCAAAGGAGGTGAACCCATGCCATACAAACCTAAACGTCCTTGTGCTTACCCAGGCTGCGGTCGGCTTGCAGACGGCGGAGAGTACTGCGCCGAGCATAAGAAGGTGGTAACAAAACGCTACAACCAGTACCAACGAGATCCTGCGTCCAATAAACGCTACGGTAGGTCCTGGAAGCGTATCAGGGATCGCTACATCAAAGCCCATCCTCTTTGCGAGGAGTGTGATAAGAACGGACGAATTGTAGCCGCCGAAGAAGTCCACCACATCCTCCCTCTCTCCAAAGGCGGTGGCAATGAAACCAGTAACCTGATGGCCCTTTGTAAGTCATGTCACTCAAAGATTACCGCTGAGAGTGGTGACCGGTGGGGGAGGTAAAATCCCTACAACTTTTCAATCCGGACAGCGGGCTGGGGTGTCGTGTTAAAAAACGCAGATTCAAACGGGGGTATAGCCCCCACTTTTGTGAAGGAGGTGTAATCATTGGCAAAAGACGGTACGAACAGAGGTGGCGCTCGTGTTGGTGCAGGGGCAAAAAAGAAACCTCTGGCTGACAAAATAGCCGAAGGTAATCTTGGTGGAAGGAAGCTGACGGTGATGGAATTTTCCGATACTGCAGATCTTGAGGGACAAGAAATGCCTGAACCAAATAAGATGCTCGAAGCCATTCAAAAAGATGGTAAAGCTCTGGTGGCTGGTGAAATCTACAAAGCCACATGGCAGTGGCTGGATAAGCGTGGCTGCGCTGCTCTGGTTTCTCCACAGCTCCTTGAAAGGTATTCCATGAGTGTTGCCAGGTGGATTCAATGTGAAGAAGCCATTACTGAATATGGTTTTCTTGCTAAGCATCCCACTACTGGAAACGCCATTCAAAGTCCTTATATATCCATGGGCCAGAACTACATGAACCAGACCAATCGTCTGTGGTTTGAGATATTCCAGATCGTAAAAGAAAACTGTACTGGCGATTACAAAGGAGCAAATCCGCAGGATGATGTGATGGAAAGACTTCTTTCTGCTCGAAGGGGCAAATAAAAACAGATTGGAGATAATGATATGAGTAAAAACTACAGAACCTCAGAAAGTGTCTGCAAGGGACATCCTGATAAGCTTTCTGATTTAATCGCTGACAGCATTTTGGATGCTTGCCTTCGCAGAGACAAAGCTTCACGTGTGGCATGTGAAGTCATGGCTACTAAAGGTAAAATCATCGTGGCGGGCGAGATCACCTGCAGCGAAAAAATCAACATCCGCCTTATCGTAAAAAATGTACTTCGTGAGGTGGGCTACAGTCCTTGGAAATTTACAGTGTTTGTGTTTGTACATCATCAAAGTGTAGATATTGCTGCTGGCGTAGATACAGCACTTGAAGCAAGAAATGGAATTATTGATCCATACGGTTCCATCGGTGCAGGTGATCAAGGCACTGTCTATGGCTATGCTACCAACGAAAACCGTGAGCTACTGCCTCTACCTTTACTTCTATCTCATAGAATCGTAAAGCGTATTGATGAATGTCGCAAGGGAAAAATCATCAAGGGTATCCTCCCCGATGGAAAGGCACAGGTTACAGTTGAGTATCATGGGGATAAACCTATCCGCGTTAAGACTGTGGTAGTTTCTGTTCAGCACCACGAAGATAAAACACAAAAGCAGCTAGAATCAGATATCTTAAACAACGTGCTCTGGCAATGCTTTGAGGACTTTCCATTAGATGATGATACAGAAATTCTCATCAATCCATCAGGCAGGTTTGTTGAGGGTGGCCCTGCTGCTGATACTGGGCTGACTGGCAGAAAGATCATGGTCGACACCTATGGTGGTCTGGCTTCCCATGGTGGCGGCGCACTCAGCGGAAAGGACCCAACTAAGGTTGATAGAAGTGGTGCCTATATGGCCAGGTATATTGCTAAGAATATTGTTTGGAGCGGGCTTGCTGATAAATGCGAGGTCGCTATTTCTTATGCAATCGGAAAAGCAAATCCAGTAGCGGTTAATGTGACATCCTTTGGCACAGGGAAAATCAGTGATGAGGATTTAAGTGAACTGGTAAAAGAGATCTTTAACTTACGTCCAGCGGCCATCATTGAAAAGCTGCGCCTAAGAAATGCAATCTACTCCGATACAGCAACCTACGGCCACTTCAACTCATCACTCTTCCCGTGGGAGAACGTGGATTTCAATTTAAACTTGAGAAAGGTGGCGGAAAGATATGAAGATTGAAAAACTGAAAACTAAGCTCTTACTTCCCGCTGATTATAATCCGCGTAAGGATTTAAAACCCGGGGATGCAGAATACGATAAACTCAAGCGCTCCATTGAGCAGTTTGGTTATGTTGAACCAGTCATCTGGAACAAGACAACCGGCAGAGTTGTAGGTGGCCACCAGAGATTGAAAGTGCTCCTGGATTTAGGAATGACCGAAGTTGAGTGTGTAGTCATCGAGATGGATGAAGATAAAGAAAAGGCCCTCAACATTGCCCTAAATAAAATCAGTGGCGACTGGGATAAGGAT